TTTTTTTTTTTTTTTTTTTTAGACAGGGTGAGTGACGAGCGTTGATCAAGCAGCGACTTTGCTGCTACCTCCCTCTTTGTTACTCTTATTATAAGGCAGCATCAGAGAAAGTCAACCAATTGCAACCACTTTATGAACTGGCACATTGGGTATGGCATACCTTAGAAACCAGAGTTATTATATGTACATACCAAACGATTCATTCAAATGACTCAAACAACTTTCTCACTTAAGTCATTCTTCAACGGTGATCCACTTACACTTGAAGAGCATAAGTCACTACCTTATCGCATTTCTACCATTGGAAAAGATAACAGTTATCAGGTAGCAAGGGTAGAGAACACAGCATGGTTAACTGAGTTAATCGATGATGAGGACGACTCTGAGATTTATGAGTCTGAGATAGAGACTATTGTAGAAATGCTTATAGATGGTGAGACAGTAAGGGATACAGTCGAAGACTTTATTGACAGTCACGGAGTATGTGAACTTGAATACTTCCAAGACTTCCAGACTGCTCTTGACGAGTGGTCAGAGCATACAGTCGAAGCATTTATTGAAATTTGGGATGTATCTGATGTTTCTCACATAGGCGATGCTTTCTATGGTCACTTCGACAGTATAGAAGAGTTCATCGATGATTATATGGAGCAGATAGGAAACGATGTTCCAAGTTGGATAGTCATAGACTATGACCGCACTTGGGACTATGGTCTTCGCTACGACTTCGACTTTGACGAGTCTAACGGCATTATGTGGTGTTCAAACTGGTAGTGTGTGCCAGTCGGGGAAGTGTCCACGCTTCCCCCTATTTGTCCCTTTATCCCCTTATAATAAGTGTATACAAAAGAAAAACACCCTATGTTATCAGCAACCCGTAAAGGCAGAGCGTTAGGTAGAGTTTCACAAGTTGATCGCCCACAAGCATCAAAAGCGATGGGCGGCGGCGGTGCTGGATCTAAGGGCGGCATGACTCTAACACGGGTTACAGGTTTAGGTGCATACATGGTCCAGGATTTGGATCAGGTAATCATACGTGCTAAAGCACAGTATAAGGCAGATCGGAGAGCGATGGTGCTTGAGGGGTCAGCAACCTAACTGGCACAGTTGGTTCGTGTATTGGCAGGGGGTTCGCCCCCTTCGCCCCCCGTCCTAAAAACGACTAACTACCCTAACCTACAAAGTGTTACGGAAGCGAGAACAATATCATAAGCATTTCAAATTTTTTTTCGCTGTTAAAAAATCCCCACAGGGTTGACTTGCTAATAATTCAAAAGTGATATATAATGGAAAATCATAATCCACAGAATGCAAAAAAATATCCCAGATCAAAAACGCCCCATAGAAGTTGATACAGTAACTGGAGAGTATTTCATAAGAATACCTGAATGGGCAGTAAATGATCAAGGTTGGTACGAAGATACTGAAGTAACCTTTAAAACAGATGGCGATGAACTTATCATTACAGAATCAAAAGACTAGTACATATCACATCTATCTAAGAGGAGAGTGTCTCTTCAAGGATCTTGATGATTATGAGTTTAAGTTGATATGGGGAAGAATATATCAGTCATACTTTAGGGATGAACTAACATACGAAGAAATAGAATATAATACAGATATAACAGAAGACGCATCATACTGATAACCCTACCTATAAAATGTAGTTGACTTACCATACATAATGGGATATAATACATGGTATAAACTACGTAGGTTTAATGACTAAAGGATTTACAGTTAAAGCGAAATCCCCGATGGTATCTAAGGAACCAGAATGGGATTACGATAAGGCTAAGGAGATAGTGAAAGGAAAGACAATAGTATTCTGTCTTCCTGGTAGAAACGTCTCATATACATTTTTAAAGAGTTTTGTACAGTTATGCTTTGATCTTGTCCAAGCAGGTGCTTCGATACAGATCTCACAAGATTACTCCTCTATGGTTAACTTTGCTCGTTGCAAGTGCCTTGGTGCTAATGTCTTAAGAGGACCTGACCAAATGCCTTGGGATGGTAAGTTACCATATGATTGGCAATTATGGATTGATTCAGATATTGTTTACAATACAGAGAAGTTCTGGCAATTAGTTCTTATGGAACAGGATATTGCTGCTGGTTGGTATATGACAGAGGATGGTAAGACTACTTCAGTTGCTCACTGGTTAGAGGAGGATGACTTCCGTACCAATGGTGGAGTGATGAACCATGAGACAGGAGATAGTATAGGTAAGCGTAAGAAACCATTTACAGTTGATTACACTGGTTTTGGTTGGTTACTTATTAAGAACGGTGTGTTTGAACATAAAGAAATGCCGTATCCTTGGTTTGCTCCGAAGATGCAAGTCTTTGAGAGTGGCGAGGTTCAGGACATGTGTGGCGAAGATGTCTCATTCTGCTTAGATGCAAAGGAGGCAGGTTTCGAGATCTGGTGCGATCCTCGCATTCGTGTAGGGCATGAGAAGACAAGGGTGATCTAAGTGACTCGTTATAATATTCTAATTGATGGTAAGGTTGCTTACAAGGATCTCTCTCAAGATGAGTATTTTGCGACAATGGAGGATTTGGCACAAGACTTTTATATAAGTGGAGTGCCTAACCCTCAAAGTATTAAAACTGAATTTATTGAAGACTAATGGCAAAGGTAAAAGGTGGTGGTGGTCTCTTAGGAGGAGATTATATACAAGCAACCCCGAAAAAGTCTCGTCAAGGAACGGGCAAACATACAAAATATGCGGCATCCTCCCGTAACTCGGCTCGTAAAAGGTATAGAGGACAGGGTAGATAGATACGAAAGACCTCTTCGGGGGTCTTTTTTAATGAATAGACATAAATAACCAGAGGAAAGTATATCAACTCTGAATGCCAATAGAGAATGTAAAGCGATCACGGGGATTTAAGGACATTAGTTTTTCCTTTTTACCCCATCCTGTAACCAAGGATTTGCCAATATTGAAGAATGAACGTGCGATTGTTCGTGCCGTTCGCAATTTGGTAGAGACGATTCCTACTGAACGCTTCTTTAACTCTATGATAGGGTCTGAGGTACGTGCATTACTCTTTGAGAACTATACAGCACCTATTGCGATAGCAATTGAAGACCAGATCATTACTACTATTAAGAATCACGAGCCTAGAGTAGAGAATGTAGAAGTTGATCTTAATCCACAACCTGATGATAATAGTATAGAGGTTACTGTTTTCTTTGATATTGTAGGTTTAGATGTACCTCGCCAAGCATTTTCGTTCATATTAGAACCAACCAGATAAAATAATGCCAATTACACAGTTTACTAGTCTAGATTTTGACCAAATTAAGGCACAGATAAAGGATTATCTGGCAGCGAACTCTAATTTTACTGATTTTGACTTTGAAGGATCCAACTTTGCGGTTCTGATTGATACTTTAGCGTACAATACCTATATTAATGCCTTCAATGCCAACCTAGTTGCGAATGAATCGTTCCTAGACTCTGCTACATTGCGTGAAAATGTAGTTTCCTTGGCACGAAACATTGGATATGTGCCTAGATCGAAGACTGCTGCCAAGGCATCCATCACTTTTAGTGTAGAAATTGATGATGTGGCAGCTTCTGTACCATTTGTAACATTAAAACCTGGTTTAATAGTTGTTGGTAACGCAAATGACACGACATATCGCTTTTCCATACCAGAATCAATCTCTGCAATCGTTGAAAATGTCATAAATGCCGATGGTAGCGTCAGTAGAGTCGCTACTTTTGGTACTCAGACCAATCCTATCAGTGTTTTTCAAGGATCTTTGGTCGAAAGTAAGTTTTTGGCGATGACAAATCAAGATCAACGCTTTATTTTGGATAATTCAAGCATTGATAGCTCCACAATCGTTGTTTTTGTTGGTCAACAGAATACAACTGGGTTAGGACGACAATTTAAAAAGATCGATAACATACTAAATTTAGACCAGAATTCGGAAATTTTCTTAGTTCAAGAGATTCAAGACGAGAAATTTGAAATTATCTTTGGTGATAGTTACTTTGGTAAAGCATTAGAGAATAATGACAGTATTACCGCAAGATATATCGTAACAGATGGTGCGGATGGTAATGGAGCAGGTGGAAAAGAAGGATCTACAGGTGTATTTGACTTCCAAGGAACGATCATTGATCAGAATGGAGCAGTAAAAATACCAAAGAAAACTGTAAACGTTACTACCGTTCAGAGGGCTGTAAATGGGTCTGAGATAGAGAATCTTAACTCTATTAAGTATTTGGCTCCTAGAACGTATTCAGCACAATACAGGGCGGTTACACCAAGGGATTATGAAGCAATAATATCCCAGATTTATCCTGCAACAGAGTCTGTAGCAGTGGTTGGTGGTGAAGAGATGGATCCACCTCAGTTTGGTACTGTTCGGATCAGCATTAAACCAAGAAATGGTACTTATGTGTCTGATTTTGACAAGCAGATGATCAAAAGTAAGTTAAAGAGTTACGCTATTGCTGGTATTA